GTCTTGTAATGCCCGAGTTGAAAACATCACTGAAGATAGGAAATCTGATGCGACTGTTACTGATCCCCGCACTTTCAATGTGCCTGATGGCTGGCTCATGCCTAACACCCCCTCCTCCGACTGAAGCGATCTTCTGCGATGTAGAGGAAAAGCGTATCTTCAGTCAGGACGAAATCAACTGGCGAGGTACAAATGCACCGTGGAATTTGGCACGAGACTTTAGAACCAACTTAGCCTGGGAACGTGAGTGTGAAGAACCCAATTGAAAACATCTGTCATTGGTTCCTTGTGTTGTGGTACTGTTCTGAGAGACACCACATCACACCACACCATTTCTGATCGAGGTAGCTATGAAACTAACAGCTCCAAATGCCCAACCAGAGCAGGTTAATCCTGCTGTACAGCTGCTTATGGAACGCAGTCAGCAGCAACTTAATTCACCTTTGTTTGATCAAATGAGCCGTCAAACAAAAGCTTCTGTTGATCCAACCATCCCAGAAAATCCTTCTGGATATGGGATGGATAGTTGGGGAGCACCTCAAGCTACCGGATACAATGACGATTGGAAAAACCAGGGGTTTGCCGACAATGTACCAAGATATCTGATTGGAACAGAAAGCGGTGGAAACTGGGGTGCACAAAATAACATCAAAGGTTCCGGTGGTAAAAACGGTCACTACGGTATTTTACAGTTTGGGCATGCACGTCTAGAGGATGCTCGACGTGCGGGAGTTATCCCTGCTGACATGACTGCTGATCAATTTAAAGTCAGTAAACAAGCGCAAGTTGCTGCATCAAATTGGCACTTCAACGACATCGACGGCAATATCCGCAAACGCGGATATGACCGTCTTGTTGGTCAATCAATCAACGGAACTCCTATTACGTGGGATGGTATGCGTTCCATGGCTCACTTGGGTGGGTTCGGTGGATTATCTAAGTTCATTACGTCTGGCGGGAAGTACAATCCCAGTGATGCATTTGGCACATCACTTTCCGCTTACGGTCGAACAAATCAAGGTTAAGAGTAGGTAAGTACGACATGGATTATGAAGCACAAATTGATAGCGACGATACTTCTGATGAGTCGATGCTTACAGAGTGGAAAAACGAACCAACAATTAAAGCGTTGGGTGAAGACCTGCTCATGGCAACACCTGCACATGATACGCATGTTAACAAAGTACAAGAGTGGCTCGATCTTCGAAACGTCGAAGGCAAAGCCAAACCGAAAACAAAAAAGAACCACAGCCAAGTTCAGCCCAAGCTGATCCGTCGTCAAGCTGAGTGGCGATATTCTGCATTGTCAGAGCCATTTCTGTCTGCGGATGAGATGTGCAAAGTCTCTCCCAAAACCTTTGAAGACAAAGAAGCTGCTGAACAGAATGCATTGGTTCTCAACTGGCAGTTTCGAACTAAGCTAAATCGTGTGAAGTTCATTGATGAATATGTTCGCACTGGTGTGGATGAAGGTACTGTTGCTGTTCGTGTAGGTTGGGATCGGGAGACCAAGAAGGTCAAGAAGACTGTACCCACATACGATTTCTATCCTGTTCAAACGCAAGAGCAGATTGACATGCTTGAGCAAGGCATCAAGCTGAAACAGCAGAATCCCAATGAATTTGCAAACCTGCCGGCCGAGTTGATGGAAGCTGTTGAGTACACCATCGAAACAAAGCAGGCAGTGATTGCCGTTCAAAATGGTGAAGTAGAGGTTGAAGAAGAAGTTGTTGTACGTAACCAACCAACACTGGATATTTTGCACTATAGAAATTTGTTTTTGGATCCATCTGCAGAAGGCAACATTGGCAAAGCAAACTTTGCAATCATATCTTTCGAGACCTCAAAAGCAGAACTGATCAAAGACGGCCGTTACAAAAACCTCAAGAAGGTAAACTTCTCAACCAACACACCGCTTACAACCCCTGACCATGCTTCTGAGCTGGATGCTGCACAGGAGTTCAAGGATGAGCTTCGCCGTCGTATTGTGGCCTATGAATATTGGGGCTGGTACGATGTGAATGGTGATGACACGTTGGTTCCTATTGTTGCTACTTGGATTGGCAACACGATGATCCGTATGGAAGCAAACCCCTTCCCTGACGAGAAGCTACCTATTGTCATTGTTCCTTACCTGCCTCTGAAGCGTTCGATCACTGGTGAGCCAGATGCTGAGCTGCTGAGTGAGAACCAAGCAATTTTGGGTGCTGTGACACGTGGCATGATTGATCTGATGGGTCGATCTGCAAACGGACAGACAGGCTATGCCAAAGGCATGCTTGATGTAGTCAACAAACGTCGCTTTGAGTCTGGTGCTGATTACGAGTTTAATCCAAACATCTCACCAGCGATCGGTTTTCACAGTCACAAGTATCCAGAGATTCCCAACTCTGCTTTGCAGATGCTGCAGATCCAGAACAGTGAAGCAGAAGCACTGACAGGCGTTAAGGCCTTCTCAGGTGGTCTCTCTGGTGAAGCCTATGGGGAAGTAGCTGCTGGCATTAAAGGCATGCTGGACGCCTCCTCTAAGCGTGAGATGGCTATCCTACGTCGATTGGCTCAAGGCATCTCTGAGATTGGTCAAAAAATTGTCTCAATGAACCAAGTCTTTTTGTCTGAAGAAGAAGTGGTTCGGGTCACCAACAAAGAGTTCAAGATTGTTCGTCGTGAAGATATCCAGGGTGAGTTTGATCTTGAGGTAGATATTACCACAGCTGAGATTGATGAAGCGCAAGCACAGGATCTATCTTTCATGCTGCAAACCATGGGCTCCACTATGGAGCTGCCAATGGTACAGATGATTTTGTCTGAGATTGCCAAGCTCAAGCGTATGCCTGCACTGGCTCAAAAGATTCTAGACTTCCAGCCTACTCCTAACCCAGCAGCTGAAGAAGCACAGCAACTTGAGAACGCTAAGCTCAAAGCAGAGATCCAAGAGATTGAATCTAAAATCAACTGGAACAATGCACGAGCACGCGCTGAAAGTTCTACAGCGGATAAGGCAGATCTGGACTTTGTTGAACAAGAGACCGGAACTAAACATGCACGCGATATCGACAAACAAAAAGCGCAAGCAGAAGGTAACTCTAAACTGGAGATCATTAAGAGCCTGGTAGATACAGAAACCCCAGGAAACATAATTGACGCTATAAATTATGGATCTTCGTGAAGGCAATTGACCTAAGCTACTGAGTTTTGTTACATAACTACCACACCACACCACCCCAAACCATATCACTGAGGATATACAAATGTCAGATGTAGAGCAGATCGAACTAAGTATGAGCCAAGCCAAGAAACTTATTGAGCGGAAAGACATCTTAAACCGTCTTTTTGAGCACAAAGATTTCAAAGCCCTGATTGTTGAAGAGTACTTCAACGATGAAGCCGTTCGTCTCGTACATATGATGAGTGATCAGTCCATGGCTGAATACCGTGAGCAGATCATTAAAAATATGGATGGCATTTCTACGCTGCGTGAGTGGTTTCGTGTTGTGAAGCAGATGGGTGACACTGCTGAAACCGATCTGGCTGAAGCTCAAGAAGAGTACATCGAAGCCCTTGCTGAAGAAAACATGGGTGAGGAGGTATAACTATGAGCGATCCAAAATATGACACCATGTCTGACGAAGACATCGCAAACATGGAAGTTCCTTCAGACATCGACATTCCTTTTGATGAAGATGCTGCTGATTTTGAAACAAACGCATCAGCAGAAGATGACGAGCCTACATCTGTAGAGCAAGTTAATCCTGAAGATGATGACGTTGAGACCGAAGGTGACGGCACACTTGAGTCTGTTATTGGTTCCCCTCTTCAAGCTGAGAAAGCAGATGACGATGATGACGAACCAGCTGCTGAATCTGCTGTGGATGATGAAGATGAGCCCGAAGAGGCTGCAGCTCCAGAACCTGAGAAGGCTGGAAAAGAAGAAGCCGAAGAAGATTCAACCGAAGAAGAACCTGCCGAGGCAGAAGCAGCTACAGACTACGAGGCTGCTTACAAAGAGATAATGAAACCGTTCAAAGCGAACGGCAAAATGTTTACGCCTAAAGATCCACATGAAGCCATGCGGCTCATGCAGATGGGTGCGAACTACACAAAGCGCATGCAGGCACTCCAACCAAGTATGAAGATCCTTCGTATGTTGGAGAACCAAGGCTTAATGGATCAAGAGAAGTTGAACTTCTTGATCGACATTAATGCAAAGAAGCCTGAAGCCATTGCCAAACTTTTGAAGGATGGTGACATCGATCCAATGGATCTGGATGTCTCATCTGAGAGCAATTACCGACCCAGCAATCACAGTGTTAGTGATCAAGAGATGACATTCCATTCCGTGTTGGAAGAGGTGCAAGCCTCTTCGTACGGACAAGAGGTCATCTCCTCTATCAACGATGACTGGGATCAAACAAGTAAAGAAGCCTTGTACAAAGAACCCCAAATTCTGCAGACCATCGCAACACAGAAAGAGAATGGCATTTATGACATGATCTCTTCTGAAATTGCGCGTCAGCGAACCCTTGGTAATTTGACAAGCACATCATTCCTAGATGCTTACAAGCAAGTAGGAGACCACCTCCACTCACAGAATGCGTTCACGCCAGAAGCTATGGCTGTAGCAGCACAGGCCAGTGCTCCTACTCCCCCTACTTCGGCATCTGAACTAGCACCTGTGGCTCTGGAGAGTCGTCCTGCCAAAGCTAAGAAAGCTCCATCGAGTGATGCACGTGCGAAAGCAGCTGGCCCTGCTAAATCGTCACGTCCCGCGGCCTCACCCCCAATCGATGTCTTTTCCCTGACGGATGAGCAGATCGAAGCGATGACTCAAATTCCCGTCTAGGGGATCAAATAAGGATTGTAATCATGCAAGTTTACAATGATCCAAACACCACACCATCATCCATTGAAGGTGCTGGCTCCTCTCAAATGAATACCTTCTTCTGGTGGAGGAAAGCTCTGGTTGAAGCACGGAAAGAAATGTTCTTCATGCCAATGGCGTCTGTCAAAGACATGCCTAAGCATATGGGCAAAGAGATCCGTGTGTACCACTACATCCCACTGCTGGACGATCGTAACGTAAACGATCAAGGCTTGGATGCTGCCGGCGCAGTCCACGCTGACGGTAACCTGTATGGTTCCTCGAAGGACATTGGCGTTATCTCTTCGCGGATTCCAACGCTGACTGAAAACGGCGGCCGTGTTAACCGCGTTGGTTTTACACGGATCCAGCGTAAGGGTTCCATCACCAAGTTTGGCTTCTTCCATGAGTTCACACAAGAAAGCATGGATTTTGACAGCGATGCAGAACTGTATAGCCACCTCTCCACTGAGATGGTTTCGGGCGCTGTTCAGCTGACTGAAGCTGTCTTGCAGAAAGAGCTGCTGGCTGGTGCTGGTGTGATCATCTACACAGGTGACTCCACTACAGACATCACTGTTGATGGTGAATCTGCTGACCCAGCTGTGGTTGACTATGCAGACCTGATGCGTCTGTCACGTATCCTGTACGACAACCGCACTCCAAAGCAGACCAAGATTATCTCTGGTTCCCGAATGATCGACACAAAAACGATCAATTCTGGCCGTGTGATCTACATTGGTTCTGAGTTGGAATCCACTGTGCGTCAGATGGTTGACTCGTTCAGCGATAAGGCATTCATCTCTGTTGAGCAGTATGCAAATGCAGGCACAATCCTGAACGGCGAGATCGGTACAATCGATCAGTTCCGTATCGTGGTTGTTCCTGAGATGCTGCATTGGGCAGGTGCCGGCGCTGCTGTAACCACTAACCCTGGTTACGAAGAAGATAGCGGCAACTACAACATCTACCCGATGCTTGTTGTTGGTGCAGAGAGCTTCACCACAATTGGTTTCCAGTATTCTGGCAAATCAATGAAGTTCAAGATCACTACCAAAATGCCAGGCAAAGAGACTGCAGACCGCACCGATCCATACGGTGAGACCGGCTTCAGCTCGATCAAATGGTATCACGGTACAATGATCCTGCGCCCTGAGCGTCTGGCTGTCGTTAAGACCCTCGCAAAGGTCTAAGCCATATTGAGCCTGCTCCCCTGAGTGGGCTCAATTAGTCAGGGCAACGTTTCCTCCCAAATGTTGCCCTGATATTTTCATCAAACACTGAGGATCACTCCCATGAATGACCAAGCTGAAATGACCGAAGAGAACCAAGCAGACGAAACCCAGATCCAGGAGCCTACAGACACTGAGGTCTTGGATGCTTTGAAAGCCAAAGCAGACCTGATTGGTGTTTCGTACTCCCATAAAATTGGTGCTGCTGCTCTGCGTAAAAAGATCAAAGATCACATTGAAGGGGTTGAGGAAGATGAGGCAACTGCCACACCCGAACCCAAGACAATGAGCAAAGCAGAACGCTATGCCTCCATCCGCCAAAAGCAGATGAAAGAGTGCATGGCTTTGGTGCGTGTACGCATCACAAATATGAACCCAGACAAGGCTGACCTTGGTGGTGAGATCTTTGCTGTTGGAACCAAGTACATTGGCACAGTGAAGAAATACATTCCCTACGGTGAAGCCACCGACAATGGGTATCACGTGCCTAAGATCCTGTTGGATCAAATGAAGCAACGTGAGTTCCTGTCTGTGAAGTCCGTACAGAACCGCAAGACCGGTCAGATGGATATTACTCAACGCTGGGTACGTGAGTTCGCTATCGAAGAGCTTCCTCCTCTGACAGACAAAGAGCTCAAGGATTTGGCAACTCAACAGGCTGCCAAAGTAGGTATGGACTAATGGCTGTTTCAAATCCTGGCTTTAACCCAAGCGGAAGTGTGCTTGTGGGTGAGATCAAAGATGCAGCTCTTGCTCTGGAAGAGATCATCAAAACGATTGAACCTGGGCGCAGACGCAATATCGCACTTACCCATCTGGAGACTGCCTCAATGTGGGCAGTCAAATCAGCGGTGGTAGGTGATCAAGAATAAAGAGCAGGCTTGTTTTCAGGCCTGCACTTTTAAGAGATCCTTTGTGCTCCTCAGGCGGGGATCTCTTTTTAACATGAGGCAAGGAGAGTGGCATGTCAGA